TGGTGCAGTAGTACACTTGCCCATAGAGGATGATCTATACGAAATGCTAGTGCAGCAGAAAGAAGACTTCGGCTTTCAAGAGTATGTCGCACCTTACTTCAAACCACAGAATGGTGTTTACTCGCCCTACAAGCTCGACAGACTGTCTCGACATGCTCGTGAGGCTATCACCCTAGCAGGATTACCTAACACGCTTAGAATCGCAGATTTAAGGCGCACAGGCACTACCGAAATGGTAGAGGCAGGTGTCACGATGGGTCAAATTATGGCTGTAACAGGCCATGCTAGTCCTAATAGTGTTAAACCATACATGAAAAATACGTATACGAGTGCAGAAAATGCATTGACAGCCCGTAAAAACCATGTTAAAAGCACATGAACGTGCCACAGGAGAACTTATGATACATAATATATATAAACATATAAGTGATATACATTTATATGATGGAGAAACAAAAAGAATGTCTTGTCCTAACTGTGGGCAAAGGACATTTACTGTGACCAATAACATGGGCACTCTTCTGTGGAATTGTTATAGATTGTCCTGTGGTGTATCTGGACAAAAGCGTGTAAGATTATCTGTGGATGATATAAAGAAAAGAAAAGAAGATTTATCAGATGCAGAAAAGTCTTTTAACTTACCAGCATATATAGTGCCACACAGGAGAGAAAGAAACATTGTAAAGTTTTGTTACAGTTATGGATTTGATCCAGATGATCTCAGTGTCATGCACGACATAAAAGAAAACAGAATAGTGTTTCCCATTGTGCGTGATAAAGTTTTGATAGATGCTATAGGCAGATCTTTAAGCACTAGATTGCCTAAGTGGAAAAGATATGGAAATAGTGACTTGCCTTTCCATTACGGTTGTGGTAGTGTCGCTGTAGTTGTTGAGGACTGTGTGAGTGCTACTGTTGTTGGCAGTTTAACATCCTTTGTCGGGGTTGCTCTTCTTGGTACCTCTTTACAGGAAGGGCATAAAGGGTATCTTGCACAGTTCTCAACAGCCATAGTAGCGTTAGATCCCGATGCGCTTACTAAGAATTTGCAGATAGCAAAAGAATTACGTGGGCATGTAAACGATGTTCGTGTCTTACGTTTGAAAGATGATTTGAAATATCGTAACCCCGAAGATATGGAGAAGTTAAATGGAATTATCACTGGTTAGAAGTTTGATGGACAAATCGTTCTACGATGATCACAGGGGGTCACGTTGTCCAGATAGGCTGTTCAGTAAAGATGTACGTAAGATTAAGCAGGCTATTGATGCTGCTATGGATAAGTACGCCCGGACAGTTACCCCTGATGAGATAGAAGCAATCTTTATGTCAGAGAACACTACACTTACCACTGCGCAAAAGACTGCGTACTCTGATTTGTTTCTGAAGATAAAAAGGGAGCAGCCACTTGGTAAAGATGTTGCAGCAGATGTGCTGTCTAAATTATTTCAGCAGGTTGTTGGGGAAGACATTGCTAATCTTGGTTTTGACTATGTTAACGGTACTATTTCCTCTCTACAACCCCTCAGAGACATTCTTGATAATTATACTGATGATTTTATCCCAAATCTTAATGTCGATTGGGATGATCTTTCTATAGAGTCACTGCTTAGTCGTAATGACTTAGAGTCAAGGTGGACTTTTAATATACCTACGTTAGCACGTAAAGTAGAGGGTGTTAATGACGGACACTTAATTATCATAGGTGCCCGATCTAATACAGGTAAGACATCTTTTCATGCTAGCATGATAGCAGGGCCAAGTGGATTCGCCAGACAGGGAGCCAAGTGTATTATCTTATGTAACGAAGAAAGTGGGCATCGTGTGGGTGCTAGGTATCTTAGTGCGGCCACAGGTATGACTTTGAAAGAAGTGCAAGACAATCCACATAAGGCACACACTTTGTATGACGCTGTAAAACAAAACATCATGCTTTACGACAGCACAGGTAAAGACATGCCTTGGGTAGAATCTGTGTGCAAAAGCTACAAGCCGGATATAGTTGTGTTAGATATGGGAGATAAGTTTGCTAACTTTGGGGGCTTCTCTCGCCCAGATGAAGCGCTGAAAGCTAATGCTATCTATGCAAGACAGATTGCAAAGGAGTATGGTTGTGCTATATTCTATATGTCTCAGCTAAATGCAGAAGCAGAGGGTCGGGTAAACCTAGATCAGTCGATGATGGAAGGCTCTCGCACAGGTAAGGCAGCAGAGGCTGATCTTATGATACTAATAGCCAAAAGCCCACAGACCAGTAACAACAATAGTGATGCAGAGGTTGCAGAGGATGATGGCTTTAGGCATTTAGTGCTTGCAAAGAATAAGTTGACAGGCTGGCATGGTCGTATAGTATGTGAGTTCAATTATTTGACAGGGAGATATGAAGCATGAAGTTAACATTAGATGTAGAAAACACAGTTACAGAGCGTGATGGCAAGTTGCACTTTGATCCGTTTGAACCAGAAAACTCATTGACTATGGTTGGTGTATTAACAGATCAGGGTGTGGAGCAGCACTTTCCGTTTGATCACTCTGATGTGCCTAACCAAAAGGATTATTACGAGCGTGTGCAGTGGTTCCTTGATGAAGCCACTATACTTATCTGTCACAACGCTGCTCACGATTTACTGTGGCTGTGGGAGTCGGGCTTTAAATATGATGGGCCTGTGTTTGATACCATGCTTGCTGAGTATGTATTACAACGTGGTATCAAGAAACCTCTGTCACTTGAAGCCTGTGCAGAGCGTTACGAGTTGGATACAAAGAAACAGGATACGTTGAAGGAGTACCTAAAGAAAGGTTACAGTGTGCGAGACATACCGTACAATGACTTGTGTGATTATTTGTCTGCTGATCTTCATGCCACACAGCAGTTATCTGATAGGTTGATGCTGCGTTTAAATAGCGAGGAAGATGCAGGTCTTATGAACACAGTCACTCTCACTAACCGCGTAGCTGTGTGTCTGTCACGTATATACCAGAGAGGATTTAAGGTAGACTTATCTGTTCTTGATACTGTTCGTAAGCAATTTGAGAAAGAGAAAGATCAAATAGAAAAGCGTTTAAAGAATCAAGTTTCAGAACTAATGGGAGATACACCTATCAACCTTAATAGTCCAGAGCAAATGTCTTGGGTTATTTATAGCAGAAAGCCAGACAACAAAGCGTTATGGGCTAACTTGTTTACACCATACATGTCGAAGGAAGATTACACTAACGAGATAAACAACAACTCTTCTATTATTTACAAGACCAAAGCAGGGCAATGTTTCACTTGTTATGGCACAGGTAAACAAAAGAAGATGAAGAAGGATGGCACACCATATGCAAAGCTGCCTATGTGTAAAGACTGTGGTGGTCTAGGCTATCGCTTTACGCCTACTAAGTCTGTGGCAGGTTTAAAGTTTAAAGCACCCAGTGCTAAGTGGATTAGTGCCCACGGTTTTAGCACAAGCAAAAAGATGTTAGATGTTTTGTCTAACTCTGCTAGAAAGAGTGGCTTTGTAGAGGCAGAGAGATTTTTAACAGACCTACAAAGACTGTCTGCTTTGGATACATATCTGTCTTCTTTTGTGGACGGTATCCAAACGCATACTAAAGCTGATGGTAAACTGCATGTGCGTTTACTGCAGCACAGAACAGCAACAGGTCGTTTCTCTGGTGCTGATCCTAACATGCAGAACATGCCCCGTGGCGGCACGTTTCCTGTAAAGAAAGTATTTGTGTCACGATGGGATGGCGGCAAGATACTTGAGGCTGACTTTGCGCAGCTAGAGTTCCGTGCTGCCGCGTATTTATCACAAGATGAGGTAGCTATAAATGAAGTATCTACTGGCTTTGATGTACACTCATACACCGCTAAAGTTATTACCGATGCTGGTCAACCTACGGATAGGCAGACTGCAAAGGCTCACACGTTTGCACCGCTTTATGGCGCAACAGGCTTTGGGAGAACGCCAGCGGAAGCAGAGTATTACACACACTTCACAGAAAAATACAAAGGAATCGCGTCTTGGCATTCCCGACTGGCTAAAGAAGCTATGACGACAGGTAAGATTACCACACCGTCAGGCAGAGAGTTTTCTTTTCCTGACATGGAAAGGTATTCTAGCGGTAAAGTGTCAAACTTTACACAGATAAAAAATTATCCTGTTCAGTCTTTTGCTACAGCAGACATAGTTCCTGTAGTATTGCTAGAGATTGATCAACGATTAGCTGACTGCAAGTCATGTATAGTCAATACTGTGCATGACTCTATCGTTGTCGATGTACATCCAGATGAAGAAGTTAAAGTGTTGGATATAATACGCAATATAAATGATTATATTGATGGGTTGATTCAGCTTCAGTTTGGTGTTACTGTTAATGTGCCGCTTCTATTAGAATCAAAAATAGGAGATAATTGGCTTGACACTAAAGACGTGGCATGATATAACTATGCATCTCAAGAGAAAGGAGTATTAAATGAGTACTGAAATTATGCATATTGATGTGAACAATTTCTCAGCTATGGCAGGTGTCATGGGCATGGGTATTGATTCTGGTGGAGACAAGAAAGCTAATATGCTTGCTCGTCTTAAAATACAACATAGCCCTATCATGGGCGAGAAAGTTGTTGATGGTACAGCTATGAAAGTAGAAGTTGTCAACGGCGGTGTGTACCGATTAGATGTACCCTCTAATGGTATACTTTATAGTAAGGGTGCTGTTATTCGTCCGTTTGCGCAACGCTTCATGTATAAGAGGTTTCACTCTAATCATGGCGCAAAGCCGGGTGAGCCACGTGGCACATATCAAAAGACAATTATGTCTAATGATATGAACACGGATATGAAAGATAATATGGGCACGTTTAACTGTGGTAAGCCTGCTGGATACATACAGGACTACAACGCTTTGTCTCAGGACAAAAAAGATTTAATCAAACAGATTAAACGTGTTCGTGTTATCTTTGGAACTATCAGCATGAGTGATGCTCGTTATGAATCTGGTGAAGCTGGCGAGTGTGTTGATGTCCCGTTTATTTGGGAGATTGATAATCGTGATGCATTTAAACTGATGGGCGAACCTTTTTCTAAGTTAGGTAAGATGCAGCGTCTTCCTGTGCAGCACAACATTAGTTTGGCAACAGAAGAACGTACTATACCTACAGGTGCTGTGTTCTATCTTCCCATCCCCACACTAGATGCCAAGAATGAGATTAAGCTGCAAGAAGCAGACCAAGACTTGTTTGCTGATTTTATGGCATGGGTGCAGAACTACAATGACTACATTTGTTCTGAGTGGGATAAAACCACTCGTAACAAGATGTCAGATGAGGACGTTGAAGTTGTAGAAGACTTTATCGAAATCGAAGGTTCTGGTGATTGAGATGAATCATCCTGCTGAACTGGCTATACATCAATACCTACAGAACGCTATCTCTGGTAATGCTACCATGTCTAAAGATACCATTGAGCAGATAGGTAAAGATGTAATGGCTGCTGCAGAGCGTCAGTTTGGTGGTGGTGGCATCT